ATTCCTATGGTCGCCATAGTGCAGCTACAAAGGCTGCTGGGCAAAAAATTAGTGATGCCAAGGATAAAGCTGGACGAATTTATAGCAAAGTAGATAAAATTTTATCCCCTGCTCCAAGAAGCAGAAAGGATACTGCGGCGGCTAAGGAAAAGGTGTCTAGAGTATATGGTGCAGTGGATAAAGTATTATCTCCTCCGCCAATGAGTAAAGAGAATAAAGACGCACTTAAACAAAAGGGATCTAATGTTGGTGGCATTTTAGATCGAATGATTCTATCTCCTCGCCCTAGTAAAAAGTCTGTTGTTGCTCCAACAGAAACAACAACTAAACCTAGAAGTAATGTTCCAGAAAGAGGTAGAATTGCGAATGATATATTAGATAAGTTAAAAACTGACGGAGATGCAGAGAAAGCTGAAAACAAAATAGTTGCTAGATATAAACCTAAAAAAATAAGTGCCGCAGAAAGAGAAGCAGCATTAGAAAAAAAATACGATGAAGTGATGAAAGAGGACTTTGATACTCAATTAGAATTCATTAAAGATTGGTTATACGAAAATGAGATCTTTGATAATTTGGAAGATATTGACAATTATATTTTGGAAGATATGACTAGTGAAGAATATGCTACTATTATTAGTGAAATATCTGATGAAGATGGCGATCATGAAGAGGAACTTAAATCTCTTACCAAAGAAGCCAGAAGTTCCAAACTTAAAAAGACTGGTGCCAAGATGTCACCAAAAGAAAGACGCAATATTACGGACACTAATACTGCGTTGGATACTGCTGTAAAATTTGGTACACGATATCCAAATAATTATATTGGTAATACTGGGGGCAAAAGTAATAGATTTATGACTATTGCCCAAAGACTGGATGCTGGTATAGATAGTGGTATAGATAAATTATCTAAAATTAATAGAGACAATAATCCTTATTATGGGGGAGATATATATGGTAGTGTTACTCCACCAAAACCATTAGATATCAAAAAAAATAATAGTGCTTTTAGACAAAATGGTGGAATATTAGCTACTGCATCTGAGACATCACCATCTTCTACAAGAACAAAAAAAATAAGAAAATCGGAAAGTATAGTAGAACCATATCGTTCACGTAGTACTAATGGTGGTACAAATACTCCCACTCAAGATCGAATGGGAGGTAAAAGTTCTGTACCACAAATTGACGATAAACCATTAGCTAAACCATTAGGTAGAGCAATACCTGGGAATCAACATTCTCTTATACCTACACCTAGAACTTCGGCATCTTCTAATTCTTCCAAAACATATACACCAATTATTCCTCATGTGCGGGGTCAAGTAACTGATAGAAATAGAAATACTACATATTCTGACAAGGGGGCAATGTTTAAAGACACTGCTTCTTTAAGATCATCTGAACTCAGTAGAGATGCTGCGTATCGTGGCGCACTTACTTCTACAAAAATGATTTCTGATCCTAATAACGATGGTAGATTTAAAGATAAATATACACACAAAACCCCTCATATTGCGGGACAATTGACTAATACCAGAACTGGTATCACTACATATAATGATGATGGACAAGGATTTGCCGATTCTTTAAAGAATAGTTTAGGTAAAGCTAAAGTTAAACCGTCCTCACTAATATCCACAATTGGCAAAAAATCTAAATCTATAGCAAAAAATGTTATTGGGGGCATTAAGCGCAAACTATATGGAGAAGAGTTGGCAGAATCAGATATTAAAAACTTTATTACAGAAGAAGAGTTTTTAGAGATTACTGAGTATCTAGTTGAATATGATATTTTTGAAGACGATCAAGAATTAGAATACTTCTTATTAGAGAAATTAGATTGGGAACTATTAGACATAATTCACGAAAATATTGAAAATGATGCAATTAAACTTATCATAGAGTGCTTATGTGATGAAGAAACATCAGAACAAACATATTTGGTATTGGAAAGTTTGATTGGCGAAGATATCGATATTTTGATTGAAGAAGCATCAACAATGGTAGCTAGTGATGTGAATGAATCACCAATGCCAATGAAATTAGCAGATTGTAGTTGTGGCAAATTTGGTTGTAAATCTTGTTCCAAGAGTTCTTGGAAAAGTAAAGTTTATGATAAAATGAAGGAGGATAAATGAGATATCTGAAGGAAGCTAATGTAATGAAATCTGGTGAAGTGTATATGACTCATATCTCCCCAAATAAACCTATTGCTCCAAAATTGATAGATTTAATAAATAAGAAGTTGGAATTATCTGATAACGATTTAGGTTCAGATGACGATTGGGGGAAACTACACCACCGGATGCTCCTGAACCTACTATGAATAATAATTTGTTACCAATTCGCAAAAAAATCAAATCACAAACTAAAATATCTGAACAATATATGGGATATATAAATGAAGCAAACCAACGGACTTCTCGAAATTCCAAGAAACCATCATTGGTTGATTTGACTACAGAACCAGCACAACCTGGGGATCGCCGTATGAAGCGGGAAAATTATATGACAAGTGGTGTTGATAATACTACACGTCCTGTGGCTAAGACATTGGTTCAGGCAATTTCTACTAAATTGAATATTAAACCATATGGCACCCCTCCTGTGTCACCAGATGAAGATATAGAAGCAAAAGATCATTGGGGCAAAGAAATAAATACTCCTGAATTAAGATTTCAAAAAAAAGTCTCAAACGAAGATCCTTGGGAAACTCCTATAGAGAGAGCAGTAGCTATAAAAAATAATGTTAATACTAGACGAGTAAAAAGTGTATTATCTACTATTAAATCACCCCCCCCATCAAAATCAGAAATCCCTAGATTTACCACATCGGATTGGAAACCTAGAGGCGAAATAAAAAAGATTGTTCTTCCGGATGAATGGAATAATACTTATACCAAAAAAGATGCTGATAATTATGATCTAAAACAGCGAACAAAAGGAAGACAAACATATAATGAAATTAGACAAAAAATTAATAAAGAAACTAAAGCAAATATAAATAATCATGAACAATCTGTTATGAATGGTAAAATTCAAAAAAATATGCAATCTTACGCAGATTATGCTGAACAAAGAAAATTTATACCAGGAAAACCAAAACCTTTGCTTGGTGCTAATTTTACAACAATAAAAAAAGATGGCACCCCTGGGAAAACTCTTTTCCCATCATTATATAAAGTTAAATCTAAAAAATCATTGAAAGAGTTTGTGATGGAGACGATTAACTCCCCAGACCCCAATAAAGTTAGAGCAGATTTGAGAAACAGAAATGCAAAAATTAATAATCCACTATTTAGAGCAAAAAATGCTGTTAGTGGTGGGGTTAATGCTGTTAGTGGTGGAGTTAATGCGGTGAGGAATGCTGTTAGTCCAACTAGAAATATTATTCCCAATAAAGCAACAGTGGGTACAGGCAATATAATTGCAGGAAGAGAATATACTAATAAAAAAACAGATTGGCGGAGTGGAAATGACCCCTATTACTATAATCAAGATAAAGTAAATGCACGAATAAATACCGCGTATGCACCAAATTCATATAATCAAACATGGAATAATAGTAATTTATTAAACGGAGATAATCTACAAAGACAAACTAATCAATCTAATCTAAAAAAAGAACAGGATAAAGCAAAAGCAGCACGAATGGCGCAACGTAGTGAATATTATCAAAACACTTTGAAACCAGCGATTACACGAACTGCTTCTAATATTGCCAGAAAAGCAATGAGTCGCAATTATTGGCGTAAAGACATTAAACCAGCATTAAACACTATAGCCGACGCTTTTAGACGTTAAAACTATGACTATTACTGCAATCCTTTTATTAGTTGAAGTATTTTGGGCAGCCAATGGCGTATATGTAATGGCTATTTTATTTGCCGTTAGTGAGATATTAGCAATGGTGCCAAAAGTGAAGGAGAATTCCATGTTGGAATTTTTATTAAAGTTTATAATGTTAGTATCAAGAAAAGGATAACATGGGATTACCATTACACAAGATAAGTTCTATAAAATTGACAGACAATTCTAAAATTGTTGAAGATTTTAGTAGTGATGCGAATATTAGTGCAGGAGATATATTGAGTATTATGGGAGTAGATTATCAAATTGAAAAAATTGATGGTGACGACAAATTAATTTTGTATAAACCATATGTAGCGATTGGAGAACTAGTATCAGACCAATTAACGATAAAGATTTTACCTGGATATATAAAAAATCAGGTAAAACAATATGGTGAATTGGTATTGTTTACATTAGAAGATATGACACTAGATGCCACTAAAGGAATGGGAATTAAAACTCCTGGGTGGTGGTATATAAATAAATATGTGTCGAAAGGTATTACACGATATCGGAATGAATTGTTAGTAGCAGTCAATCTTAATGATGAAATAGTTCCGGTTATGGAACCTATTAAACCTATTGAAATAGTTCCGGTTATGGAACCTATTAAACCTGTTAAATCTACTAAATCTGATGTCAACGTATCTACCAAAAAATAGTGTCCCCATTAAATGAAAATAATCTGATTATATATGCGTTAGAGAACTATCTATTAAAAGAGTCTGCTAATCGAACAATTTTTTTAGCAGACTTCGGCTTAATAAGAACATTTTCTAAGTATCTTGATAAAAATATTGAAAATCGTCCAGAGTTAGTGTATAATAGAATGATGATCTTATTTAATTTATTTGAATATGATGCAATAATAATTATATTAAAATATATATTGGGGGATAAATATATATTAATATCAACATATATCAGAAATGTTTAATAATAATAATAGAGATAATAGAGTAGACTTTATAGAACAAAAGCTGGCATTTTTTGAGGGGTTGTCAAAGGAAATGTCCGTAGAATTTAAAAAAGTTATTGAAAAATTAGTAGAGAACAACGCACAAGTTGCTACTCTCGTAACAAAACAAGATCTCAGAATTAATACCTTAGACATTAATGCTCAAACTATTGCATCAGATCTAAAAGATATTTCTCAAAAAATTGATGCTCAGAATTTGAAACAAGATAATAATATATCTATGATTCATATTAATATGACCGATATGAATAATAAATTGGTTGAGTTGTACAATTTTCGTACAATTGTCACTTGGTCTGTCACCGCATTAGTGTTTTTTTTAGGGATAGCTGCATCTGCTGGATGGCTATCCCCAGAAAAACTATCTACTCCCAAACCACAAATACAAGAACAAACAAAAGTAAATTGAGATGGATATAATAAGCGATTTGTCTTTAGTATTGGATAAATTCAAAAAAACTGGAGAATCTTATACATTTAGGTGTCCTATTTGTGGAGATAGCAACAAAAATAAGTACATCACTAGAGGCTACCTATTTCTGTCTAAAGAGCGGACTTATATCTACAAGTGCCACAACTGCGGAGTGTGTAAGTCTTTAAATAATTTTTTGAAAGACTCATTTCCTGATTTATATCACAAATATCTGTACAGCAATTATACATCTCAACCTGAAACTAAAAGGATAGTTACCTTTAAGTCTCCTAATAGAATATATCGACCCATCATCTTTGAAGAATTACCCACTATATCAGAACTTCATAAGAATCACGCTGCCAAGTTATATTTGCAACATCGCAAAGTACCAGAAGCATTTCTCAGAAATGCTTATTACACAGAGAATTGGAAAAAATTCGCAAATCAGTATAAGCACACTTATAATAATATAGATAAGGAGGAATCAAGGATTGTTATACCGTTGATCATAAATGATCAGGCAGTAGGGTTTCAAGCGAGACTGTTGGGAGTATCCGTGGGAATTAGGTACATCACAATCATGCTGGCGGACGCTCCTAAGATATACGGTCATGATCTAATTGATTGGAATAAGCCAGTATATGTTGTGGAGGGCGTGTACGATTCACTTTTTGTCCCAAATTGTATCGCAATGCTAGGTTCTAGCATAGATTTAGATTTTCTGAATTCCAAATCCAACACTAAATTTGTATTTCTGTATGACAATGAACCATATAATACACAGATTGTTAATCAAATGAAGAAAGTAGTGGATTTGGGGCATTCAGTTTGCATTTGGGACAAATCCTACAAAGAAAAAGACATTAATGATTGCCTCATTAATGGTACTGACATTAATCCTGTTATAAATAATGATTATTCTGGCACGAGAGCGAAATTAGAAATTAGTAATTTTATTAAATAATTGTGTTATAATGATGTTGTAATTAATATCACTAGTAGATTTGATATAAGGACAAATGGGCAAAATGTAAAAATCTATGAACTAGTATATGGAGAAAAGACTAATCAAAACTATGTACTCAATCATTTAGATGACAATCCTAATAATAATAAGCTATGTAATCTAGAATTAGTCACTAATTGGTTCAACTCATCAATACAGAAGAAGTCATCTGGACTAGATATTGGTATAAACTATAATCGTGATAATCGTGTTGGCAGTTATCAAACAAAAATTGCTATGCCAAGAGTAAATGGTAAGAGAATAACTTTTGGTTCACAATCTATTGATTATCTACAAAACTTACATTTCCAATTTGGAGTAAAGTCAGGATTAGTGTCTTCTGAACGATACTTACAAGAAGTACCTAATTGGTTGCCAGATCTAACTATCCAATTCAAACCAGAACATCAGATCAAACTAGAACTACTAATTGAAGCACACATAGAGAATCAACTTACTTGGGATAAGCCGATTAGGTTGGCATAATCTCACTAAGTCTGTTATAATAAAAAGGAACAAAGCATTACGACACAAAATGAAATCGTTAGATCCAATTTTCAGCTTTTCCGATCATCCGTCATTAAAAGGCGACCCACGCAGCACGTTATATTGTTGCCCTGATAGAAATAACCATATTAAATTCTACTATGCCAACTATGAAGAATTAGTAGAAATCGGATTGAGTAGTTTAGCTTATTGTAACATGGGCGAACCGTATCGAGTACTAGCCAGACTATATTTTATTAAATTTAATAATTGTCACAAAGAAACTATTAATATCTCAATGGAAGATGCAGTACGACTATACAAATATTTGCAAAAAATTAATATGATGGTATTAGTATCTAAAGATTTATTAACTGACAACACTTTTAAAAAATATTTAGAAGTATACGAAGATTAATTTTTAATTAAATACTTTATATTATTAAGATGATTCACTTTGATTATACAATCATCAGAAGACTAAATTTTTGATTAAATATTAACCCACAACAGTAAAAAATAATGCAAGTATTTAAAAGAGATGGCAGCATAGAACCATTAGATCTAGAAAAGATTCATACAATGGTATTTCGTGCATGTGAAGGGGTTGACGATGTGTCCCCTTCATTAGTAGTAATGAATAGTAAAATTCAATTAACAGATGGGATTGCTACAGAATATATTCAAAATCTATTAGTGACATCTGCTAATAATTTAATTACTATCGAAGAACCAAACTATCAGTACGTGGCAGCACGACTACTACTATTTGGACTATATAAATCTTTATATCCACAGTGGAAAACATTTGGGTTAGTACATATATATCACCATATCACTAGATTCAAAAACAAGTATGATTCTATCTTATTTGACAGTTACTCTAAAGAAGATTGGGACGTACTAAATGAAGCAATTGACCATAGTAAAGATTATAAATTTACATATGCGTCGTTACAACAATTAATTGATAAGTATCTAATTCAAGACAGATCTACTGGATTTGTATATGAGATTCCGCAGTATGCGTATATGCTGATTGCCGCCACAGTATTTCATGATTATCCAGTAGAAACTAGATTAGCTACGGTTATAGATTACTACCATGCAATCTCCGATCATGAAATTAATCTCCCTACGCCTATTATGAGTGGCGTGAGAACTAAACAACGCAATTTTTCTAGCTGTTTTCCTGCTGGACAATTAGTGCATACAAGTACTGGATTAAAGCCAATTGAAACTATTTCCGTTGGAAATATGGTGTTGACTCATGCTGGAAGAATGATGTCAGTATTAGCTACGAATGCTAAATATTTTGAACAAAAATATGTAGCTATTGATACTTATTCTACTTTGAATGATCAATTTGTTTCAACTGATGATCATTTAATATTTGCGGCTAAGGATGTCGGATGTATTCGTGGTTCTGAACATCGTTCTTGTATATGCAGTCAGGGTATTTATAAATATTGTGAGAAATATCCCAGACAATATTCTGAAGATTGTATTAATTTATACAAAAATGATTTATTTGAACCAAAATGGACACCAGCAAAAGAATTAGATGATAATTATTGGGTACATGTGGCATACAATAAATCTGTAGTAAATACTGAGTATTTAATTATATCAGATATAATTGATATTGGTAGTCGATACGATATCAATGAAGAAGGATTGATACATTACAAAAGTTATAGATCTGATATATGGTATGTACCTAATAAAATTTATTTGAATGAAGAGTTATTCAGATTAATTGGGTATTATTTGGCGGAAGGACATGCTACTGATGGTGGCAGTATGGGATTTACCTTCGGCAACAAAGATAAATATATTATTGATGATTGTGTAAATATTATTCAAAACGTATTTGGGTATACAGTAATTCCCTCTAATAATCCTTACGACAATAGTACTAAAGTTAGTATATGCTCTAAAATTATTACTAACTTGTTTATCCGGCTGTGTAGCAATAAATTTGATAAAAAGTTTATTTGTTATGAATTAATGAATGCTTCTATAGAATTACAAAAGCAATTACTGATTGGAGTAATTCGGGGAGATGGTTGTGCGTATTCGCAGGGATTGCAGGTAGGGTTGTCTAATAAACAACTAATTTATCAATTATTTGATATATCTTTGCGATTAAAATTGTCACCAACTATAAATGTGCAAAAATATAATGATGGTATACGCCAAGACGTGTATACTATATATTTTCCTAGAAGTGCAAATTATGATTTTATTATGGAAGTTGGTAAAGATGTACATAAAGTAAATTATACTAGTAAAACATACGCTTATGGGATATGGAAAGATGACAATTATTTTACTAAAATAAAAAGCGTTAAAATTATTAATAGTATTGACGATAATATAGTGTATGATTTACAAATTGCTGGAGATGAAAGTTTTGTAGTTTCTGGATTATCTGTACACAATTGCGCTTTACTTGATTGTGACGATTCTACTTTATCTATATCTGCTAATAATCAAGCTACCGCTATGCTCACTGCCGCATCTAGTGGTATTGGTTTAAATGTGGGACGAATGAGGTCTATTGGTAGTAGTATCAGAAATGGTACAGTTATTCATCCTGGTATCGTCCCATTTTTGAAAATCTTTGAATCGACAGGTAAGGCATTTAGTCAGGCGGCGAGAGGTGGAAAACTAACCTGCTATTACCATATTTTCGGATACGAGATCGAAACAGTCATTCAACTCAAGAACAATCGTGCAAATGAAGTATCTTCGGTGAAGCATCTTGATTACTGTATTTGTATTTCAGAATTGTTTTATAAGAGATTTATAAATAACCAAAATATCACACTATTCTGTAATAGTGATACACCAGGATTGTATGATGCTTTTGGCACCCCAGCATTTGATAAATTATATGAATATTACGAGAAAAAGGATGGGGTGAGAAAGAAAGTTGTATCTATGCAAAAACTGTTTGTAGATCTAATGGAACAACGATCTGAAACGGCGCGGATTTACATAATGAATGTCGATCATGCTAATACACATTCTCCGTACTTAGACGGAGTATATATGAGCAACTTGTGTGTTGCCCCAGAAACATTATTACTCACCAATAAAGGATATTTGCCAATTGGTACGCTAGAAGATCAATCAGTAACGATATGGAATGGATGGGAGTGGTCTGATACGGTAGTAAGAAAAACTGGAATTGATCAGAAACTAATCAATATTAAATTCCAAGATGATAAAGGTAATATTCATAACATAGAATGTACAGAATATCATAAGTTTTTTATACAATCCCGTAATGATGTAATTGAAGTTCGTGCAAACGATTTGATTGTTGGGCAATATATTCAGAATTGGAATCCTCCAGAATTTCTAATTGATTCTGATATAACTTTACATCAATATCATAGAGATTGGTGGGTATATAGCACACATAATATCGAAAGATTATCTGATACTTATTGTCTTACCGAACCAAAAAGAAATAGAATGGTAATAAATGGGATTCTCTCTGGGCAATGTGTCGAAATCATCCAGCCAAGTCACCCAATATCCGATATCAATGATACTGGAATTCACGAACATACTGTAGCAGTTAAGAATAATAAATTAGACGAATTTATTAAGCTATCTCAAGACAATGAGTTTCTTGAATTTCCTATCTAATATCCTCTCAGACCCCTCTAGGATGCCCTACAACGTACGATAATTAAAAATATGACTACTGACATCTTCCGCATAGCAACAGACCGCCAATTCGATCCTAATACCGAAACATTAGTAGATGATGTAAAGATAATTGACAGACTGCCACCAGGCATCACATCTTGTGTATTAGGCGCAATCAGTTGGGATAAGTTATCTGACAACATGTCAGATAACTTTATCAAAATGAAACGATGGTGTGATTTAGAGATCAGATCATTAAATCAGATCATCGACATACAGGAATACAATATCCCTAGTACAGAGATAGCCACTAAATCCGCAAGATATTTGGGGGTAGGGATTAATGGTTATGCAACATTTGCTGCACGATTAGGTTTATCATATAATCATAAAGAATTGTGGCAAATCACTCACGATCTTGCAGAAATGCAGATGTTTTGTCTATTATCTGCATCTAATAACTTAGCCAAAGAAGTAGGTGAATGTAAATGGTTTTATAAAACTAAATATTCACAAGGAATTCTACCTATCGATCACTACAGGAAAAGTGTAGATGATGTAGTTCCTAATAATCTTAATATGGATTGGGAAGGGTTGAGAGAATCAATTTTGATGAATGGACTCAGAAACAGTGCATTTTCTGCGGTGATGCCTGTACAATCATCTTCTGTAATTAGTAACAGTACTAATGGAATCGAACTACCTCGCGCACCATTACAAATCATAAAGTCAAAGAATCGATTAATTCGACAAATAGTAAAAGATTTTAAAAAATTAGAAGATAATTATGAGTATTGTTGGGAAAAAAGTACAAATACAGGATATATCAATATTTGTGCCGTAATTCAAAAATTCTTCGACCAATCTATCTCAGCCAACTTGTATTACGATCCTAAATGGTTTTCAGACCAAACTATACCAATGGGTACGATGATTGGTGATGTCTTATATGCGTACAAGATGGGATTAAAAACATTGTATTATGCTAATTCAAATGACGGTCGAGATGATTATGAATAATCCAGTTAAATGTGTTAAAATAGATAAATAATTAATTACCCACCAATATATAAATCAAGAACCATGCCAGAACAACATCCAGAATTGCTAACCGAAATATTGCCATCACACCCATTACCAATTCCTCAGCCAGAATTGCTGACAGAAGTACTGTCCACTTCTCCACATAAACGTAAGTATTGCACACCAATGATCATTAATGATGACACAGAAAGTTGCGAAAGTTGTAACGTTTAAAAGGTATTAGGTAATATAAATCCCACTAAATCCCACTAAATTTAGTGGGATTTATTAAAATTATTAAATTTAATAATAACATGTCAGTAATAAATTTAGACAACTCAATCGACTTCACGAAGCAAACTCAATTTTTCGATCAACAATTAAATTTACAACGATACGATAAGTATAGATATCCTCTGTTACATCAACTATACAAGACTCAAAAATCATACTTTTGGAGTCCGACGGAGATAACATTACAGAAAGACAAAATAGACTATTCAAACTTGACCGAACAAGAAAAATTTATTTACACATCCAATTTAAAATATCAAATTTTGTTAGATAGTGTGCAATCTAGAAGTACATTGTTAGCATTTTTGCCATTTGTATCTCTACCAGAATTAGAAAAAAATATAATTATTTGGGGATTTTTTGAGACTATTCATTCGGAATCATATACTCATATCATTGAGAATGTATATAATAAGCCATCTGAAATTTTTGATAATATTCTGAATATTCCAGAAATAGTAGAGCGAACCAAACAAGTCACTAAATATTATGATGAGTTTATTGATTTTTCTAGTAGTTGGAATACCTCTAGTATAAAGACATTATTAGTAGACGGTAATGTTACCGCTAATCAAACATTATTAGAATTAAAACGTTCATTATATCTAGCTATAGTGAATGTGAATATCTTAGAAGGTATTAGATTTTATACATCATTCGCTTGCTCATTTGCCTTTGCAGAAAATGCTAAAATGATTGGTTCTTCTGATATTATTAGTTTAATTGCCAGAGACGAAGCATGTTATACCACTGGACATGAAGCTTTGACGGATACTGGATGGAAACTAATTGAAGATATTACAAAAGAAGATAAAGTGGCACAATACACCAACAATAATGCAGTAGAATTTGTTCACCCCACTGCTATTATTAATAAACAATATATTGGTGATGTATATCAATTTATAGACGATTCCGGCAGAATTGAACAAATTGTTACTGCCGATCATCGAATGGTGTGGCGTGAGTTATTTACAGGCAGAATGAAAGAATCGGTAGCAGCTACCACTAATTTTACATCAAGTAAGGCAATTGTGGTTAGTGGTATAGTTTTAGCAGGAGCAGTAGAATTAAGTCCTATAGAAATTTTAAATATATACACTGAATATTGTGGTACTGTTTTAGAAGTATTAGAACATAAATTAAAGGTGGAGTTTAATGTAAAAAATGAGACTAATTGGAGTAAATTGGGTAGATCTTTAGTTGCATTAGGAATTAGTTACGATTACTATATTACATATAAAACTGGAGTATATACCATAACTTGCGAGATACCAACAGCTTCTTTACAAAAATATTTTAGTTGGGTGAATATCCAGGGTAAGTCTACATTATGGGCACAAAATTTAATAAATTTATGTAGGGCGTTGAATGGTAACAAATCTTGTATGTCTTCCGTTCCTGGTAAGTTTAAATTTACTATCAATCATACTAAGAGTTTGAAAAAGTTACAACAAGTGTTTGCTATTAGTAATTGGAAAATATATCATACTCACCCGTCAAAAAAATATGTTGGGTATAATATTAACGTATTGACTACTAGAAATTCTCATATTACTTCAAAAACAGAGAAGGTTAAACAAAATTATAGTGGCAAGGTTTATTGTTTATCTGTTCCTTCTGGTGCATTTTTTGTTAGATATAATGAAAAGGTTTCAGTTGGGGGCAATTGTCATACTCGACTTACTGAAACTATTATTAAGAATTGGCAAGCTGGTGAGGATAAAGATATTCTTAATATTATTAAAGAAGAAGAACAATTGGTATATACTATGTTTGATCTAGCAGTAGCGGCGGAAATAGAGTGGGCAGAATATCTTTTCAAAAATGGTAGTATATTGGGGTTGAATGTAGAACTATTATCACAATATATTAAATTTGTGGCGAATCGTAGACTTAAAGCGATCAATATGAAGCCACTGTATGACGATGTTTCTGTCAAGAATCCTTTGCCCTGGATCGATAATTATCTGAAGTCTTCTAATATAAGTGTCGCGCCACAAGAAACGGAGGTCTTATCATACCAAATTGGTAATATTGACAAAAATATAAGTGAAGGGCAATTCAGTAATTTTGAATTGTAATTATTGTTCATAAATCACTATAGAAAAGAGCAATTATGGAGTTGCTCTGATTAACATGCTCTGAGAGGGGTGTAGAATGCTGTGTAACGCACAGAAATTATAAATAAGATTATTATTATCAAAATATAAAAATGATCAAAGAATTGATGAAGATCAAAGATCTAACAGAATTTGAATGCGATTGTGAAGGGGTTAGAGACAAACTATTCAATACTCCAGAATTATTGACAATAACAGAACTGATTTATTTTTTGAGGATGTCTAATAATTTAGATTACTGGATCACTGGTACTCATTATGCAGTGATGAAATTAGTATCTTTATTAAGAATGCTCGAACCAGTTTATGGGGTATATAAGGAACAAGATAAAGAAAAAAATAGAATTATCACTAGTATTTGTTTAAATTTTATTAGCAGCGAGAAGGGGTCATTACAGTATGCTGCATTGGATTTGGTAGAGGCTGGGATTTGTGCGGAGTATCAACCAATCGTTGATTTATTCCCCGTTATTGAGAAAATAATTATTGGTGACAGACATACCTCCAAATATGTATTATCTCATTTAAAATTAATTAAGGATTCGCATATATGAGAGAATTAGTAGAATCAGTTAAAGTATTTTATCTACTAACAGAAAGTGGAGATAGACCACCATCCAGTGAGATAGAACACGACGAAAAGAATAAACATTTGAAAACAAAATTAACAAAATACGCATATTCATCTAAGTATAACCACCCAAATCATTTTTCTCCAGATTATTCAGGGACATTTCATGGTGTATCTTGGAATACAGATCATGACACTGAAAAAATGGATAAAAACCAAAAAATAGGAATTGTACAAGATGCCATACACTTACAAAAACATTTTGTAAAAAATGTAGCAAAACCTGGCGATGTGCTACGAAGTATACCAGATGAAGATGATGATGGCGAAGGTGGTAATAAACGCGGAAAACTATATCAAAAAGTTGGTTTTGGTAAATTAGGAAATAGAACTTCTCAGTATGGAATAATTAAACAACATCCTCATGACCACGATGACGAAACTAAACGAGGACAACATTATCTACATCCGTTAGAACACGAAGAAATAGAATTGTCTCGAAAAAAATATTACGAAGAACGTGCAAAAAATGGCACCAAATGAGTGCCATTTAATAATTTAAGTGCAATTGGACGCACATCACCCCCCATAAACCCAACGACGATTATCCCCTAAATCTAGATGAGTGAAAACACTACTATCACCTACGCCACCAATCCATGTTTTAGATAATTTTTCGGTTACGTCACGAGGATTTACCCCAGAAATAATAATATCTACAGCATGTCCTTCAATATGTTTACTAAATCTAGCACCATTAACGGCACGATTAATGGCAGGTGGTCTATACCAACTGGTAATTGTAATAGAACGATCTTCAAAGTCCGAACGAACATCTTCCAATGCAGTAGCAATGCGTATAATGTTGCGAGTAATAGTTTCATTTTCAGGGATTCTAGTACCACCTTTGGTGGCTTCCGCCCAAGTAAAATGTGGACTTTCTAGAGATATTGGAGCATCTAATGCTACAATTTTAGATAATCCTGGTACTTTAATTGTTTTCATGAATATAAATATTATTTTTTAGTACGATATTATTTATCTCAACTAAAAAATACTTTTATCTTCACAAAATTACTAGACCTAATATTTCTTCAATAATCACAAGAAAAATTTGGACACACATTTAAAATAAATATTATAAATTAATTAAAAATATGAAGACCAGTTCTGGTAAGGCCAAGGGGCGTGGATTTCAGCAAGATATTAGGGATGTAATATTAGAAGCATTTCCCACACTAGAACCCGACGATGTGAAATCTACAGGTATGGGACAACAGGGCGAAGATATACAACTCTCCCCCCAAGCCAGAAGACTTTTTCCCTATAGCATCGAAGCGAAGCGGCACGAAAAATTATCAATACCTGCGTGGTGGAGACAGACTATCACCAATATCAAAGAAAATACTAATCCGGTATTGATCTTTAGACAGTCTAGACAGAAAGCATTGGTGGTAATAACCTTAGATCATTTTATGGAATTAGTTAAAGAAAATTACGAACTAAAAAACAGATAAATAAAGATATAACCACTCAATAAATCATTATGTCAAGCAAAGCAGAAAAGATTGTTACTATTATCGAATATTATAAAATCAAATCAGAAACATTTCCAGCGACAGATGTAGAAGAAGTTGTTGAATTGCGTAAGCGCGTTGCCGAATTGGTGAAAGAGTCTGACGAAATCCAAGCAGTTATTGATAAATATAACAAAGAAGTAGTTGAGGTTCCAGTAGAAGTGGTAGAACCAGTCGCAGTACCACCCAATCCTTATGTCATTAAATATCCAACATTGTAGTGATGATAATTAATTACAATGGGGGGGGGGGTAATATCATGCTCTAGCTATCACACATCCTTTGCGGAGGATGTTTAACGAATTTATTAAATTTAATAATGACCTTCTAATTGATTTTAGAAGGTCATTATTTTTATGATTTGACACTAGTACTCATATTTATAGTTTTTGTGCGTTGTAGAGCATTTTAGCGATGTCTGGCAATACATTAATAACTGTGTTATAATGATTATATAGTTTATATTAATAAAATGATTCATTACGATCCTATAGTAAATTTATATCAGGTAACATGGGAAGCACCAATTAAATTTTAATTTAATACTAGCCTAAATATTTGATACAAGCTGATTAAAATTATGAGTATTTTATGCGATAGTAATCAATTTTTGATAGGAATCCTGATTAATCAACAACAATATGACACAATAGATGTAGATTATGTAAGAAATCAATATATTAATCGATTGCAGAATTATTCTGCACATTTCTATAATTATGGGTCAGTAATTTTATGTTTTGATAATAATAATTACTGGCGGAAGGACGTGTTTCCTTATTATAAGTATAGTAGAAAGGAAGATCGGAAAAAATCGACAATCGACTGGTCAAAAATATTTAATGACATCAATATGATTAAACAGGCATTAAAAAATACTTCATATTCCGTAATGGAAGTAGATGGTGCCGAAGCCGACGATATTATTGCAGTTATCTCAAAACACGAATATATTAATAATACTAGCACTATGATTATCTCTGGTGATAAAGATTTTGTCCAGTTATTAAAGTATCCAACAGTTAGTATTTATAATAGTCAGAAAAATATTTTATTAAAGGGAAAAATTTGTGAAAACCAATTTTTATGATCAAGAACAATTGAGTGAACTACTATCATTACATATAGCTAAAGGTGATCGCAGTGATGGTATACCTAATATTCATTCAGATGACAATACATTTGTTGATAAAATAAGACAGGTTCCTGTAACCAAAAAAATTCTAAGTAAATTTCATATAGACCCTGAGCAATATTGTCAGGATTGTGATATAATAGATAATTATCGGAGAAATAAATTATTAATAGATTTCTCTATGATTCCAGACGAGATAGAACAGACTATCTTAGAGGAATACAAAAAGACTAAAAAGCCAAAATTACTAAAATCAAAAACATATGACTTCCAAAAACATAAATCCAGCATCTAATGATCTGCTATTCCCAGAAATATTTGCTAAAATTTCTAAAGTAGTAGGGAATAAAAAAAAAGCAGACCTAATTACAGAATTTCGCAATTCTGTTCATGGAGATGCCTTAAAAACGTTAGTATTATTGATCTATAATCATGAATTGAAATTTCGTTTACCAGAAGGAGAACCACCCTATACTCCTAATGTAGTCCCTATTGGCACCGATCATTCTCGGTTATTGGTAGAACACCGAAATTTATATCGATTTATAGTTGGTGGTGCCCCTCAACTATCTCAAAATAAAATTGAAATGCTGTATATCGAATTATTAGAATCTCTACATGAATCAGAATCAGATCTGCTGATCCGAATTTTCAATCGGTCATTTGATACTATCTGGAAAGGTACTCGCAAGTATGTCATTCCATTTGATGCTATTAAATTAGCATTTCCTGAGATCCAATGGAAAGAACCTCCACTTAAAGAGCGATTAATTGACGCAGAAATTATTCGAGATTACTCACCAGAATCTGTATGATTTCCTAAATTTGTGCTATAATAAAAGAAGAAAGATATAGATATCTTTCTTCTTTCCCCCAAAATTATTAATTCTAATAAAACAAATGACCCCAGACTTAATGTTGGATGAATTGCTGAGAATTACTCAGTACAATAAAGATAACGGTATTGTTGATGTTAGTATATTAGCAGATAGTATTAGTGAACATGGGGATAGAATTACATCATTTTTACTGCATAGATTTGCGAAAGGGCATTGTCAAGCGGAATTGAATAAATCAAGAACTGTTGCTAATAATAGCTTTTCTTCTCGTGCGGTAAATAAACAGAAATTTATTGATAATATTGTTGCGGATTGTTATATTCCCATCTGGACATCAGATCGTCCTGGTATGGTTGGTGATATAATAGTAGATCGGAAGCAAATAGATGACTTAAATTCTTCTTACCTCACTAAGATGTATAGTGATATTGAATATATAAAAAATAATTATAGTGGTATACACAAACAAGACACTAATTCGCAATTAGATGGTTATGCCAGAATCCCTATTATTGTAACCTCTACTAATTTCCCATATTTCTTCAGGTTACGTTGTGCAGATGGAGTAAAGCCAGAATTTAGAAGGATTGCTTTAATTATGGAAGAATTATTTAACAATTCTTCCCCAAAATTGACTGATTGGCATCTCCCTTGGATAAAACCAGAAGAAGAGTCGATGAACTTGGGGGACAAGTTGACTATGTGTGCCGCTCGTAGTGCATGGCTGAGTTATTCCAATCACAATAAGCAATGTTCTATAGATGCTGCTAAAAAATTAGTTGATAAGTTGATTGGGTCTAAGCACTATAGCGTTTTCGATCATGCTGCATATGTCGATAGTGGTAGAGTTGGGGGTATATATAAAGGTTGGCGTGAACATAGACAATTAATTTTATATTAAAAAAATGGAAAATAAAGATACAACGTATGATAATCGAACAATAGAACAAAAGTTTGCTCAAATAACATTTGAAAAACAAGTGAATCAAATGAGTCACAAACAAGCACAGCAATTTTTGATATATATGCACAAAATGAATACTATCAAAGAAAACAGTTATCAGGCTATGTTAAAGCAATCTTGGTTCAAAGATTTTGTCCATGACTAAAAGAAGAACTATTTTTCAAGTAATATGCTTTGAACATGAATATTTGGTCGTTAGTCGTCCTTCTATGGATGAAAATGAACTGATCCGTATACTACTACACACATTGAGTGAGGAATTTAAGAATAAAGTCTCTAAGGGATTAGTAGACTGGATTGAAGGGGTATACTTTGTCGCTAAATTAGAGGATGCCGCTGGTTTTGATAAGGTATACCACATCACCAATATCGAGGAAGATATATTCCCAGTGCCTAGTTGGGAAGAACTATTTTTAAGAGGATAAAATCATGACAGAAGCAGTACATTATCCATTTCCCAAGATCGCACAATTTAGAAATGTAGTAAAGTTGGCACAAAAAAACTTTGATACATTCATGCCAACCGTAGTACCTTATATTGGAAGAATTAAAACTAACGGTTCCAACTCAAGCATTGTGATCAATAAAGATGGTAGTTTTTATGCACAATCTCGAAAAAAAATTATTCATCCAGATAATGATAATTATGAATTTGCCAAATGGGTGTTTGCTAATATTGTAGAAATACAAGAGGTAGTAAAAAATGATATTATTAATACATTTGCTGATGTAGAAAGTGTAGTTCTATATGGAGAATGGATAGGTAATGGTGTCCAGTCTGGGGTAGCAGTATCAAAAATTCATAAAACATTCATAGTATTTTCTATCAAGGTGATATACCCCAATGAGTTAGAACATTTTTATAATAACTTTATTGAATTTGAACCAAACCGTGAGATAGGATTGTACCATATAGACAACTTTCCAACTTACGAGATAGATGTTGATTTTAAAAATCCACAAGCAGCACAAGATTTATTGGTACAATATACTAAAGAAGTAGAAACCCATTGCCCAGTCGGTGCATATTTTGGAGTCGATGGTATTGGTGAAGGATTAGTATTTTCACCAAAATATGCTTATTCTCACCTTACTGATTTTGATTATGTATTTAAGTCCGTAGGGGAAAAATTTTCTGGTCTGGGTATTACTAATTATTTATCTGGGATTAAATTGACGGCAGCAGATGAACAAAAATTAATCAATCTCTGTCTTCAAAATAATATTAAAGATTTTGATTTTTCCTTTTATGAAGACCACGTTTGTTAACTCTTCCGTTACTTTTAAATGAAAATCCATTGCTACCATCTTTACATCTTTTATTAATCTGATAACGGGATAATTTATCTTTGTTTAATTCTGACATCGATGCTTGGTTTGGGGAATCAAATATACCAAAAGGTGTAATAAATTCTCCAAGAGAAGTAATTTGTCTAATTAGTTGAGTGTGTTCTTTAGTTTGTGGACGAGGAACACCTGAATATAAATCACTGAGTCTTTTGATTCCTTCTGGGGAAATATTATTAACCCCTTTTCTAGATTCACTTTGTTTTTTTCTTAATTCAACACCTTTAGGAGATTGTCTATAAATTTTAAAAGATTCTTTCATTTTAGCAACGGTACTGGGATCGTGCATTGGATTTGTTAATCTCATTGCTGCTGAGTTGGCAATTCTAGCTTGCTCAAATAACTTAGAAGATACATTTAATCTACCGGAATTACATTCACCAACTCTACTCATGCTACCAAATGCTTTTAACATTAAAAATCTTTGTCTGTTCTTGGTAAATACTTTAGATAGAATCCAATGTGCAATAAAATGTTGTCTGGCGGTAAGTTTTACTAAATTTTTAGGTTCTAATCTAAATTCAGAAAATATGCTTATTGGCAAAATATGATGATTTTCTGAGTAATCATTCAGATCTGATTTACAATTTATAATGAATTTTAAGTATCGGTTTAAATAGTGATAGTTTACCTCAAATGAATTGAATAACATTAAATAATCCACCGTGGCATTTCCCCTTTGGTTATAAAGTATTAATTATATTTATAGTAAATTAGTAGGAGAATATATGAGATTATTAATTAAACAAAGTAATAAAGAATTTATTCTAGAAAATGTAGAATTGAATAATAATCCTCTAGCGGGGAAAGGAACTTTCTATGCTGGAAATAACGTTTCTACTATTGGTAAAGTACAAATTGAAGGAATTGAAGATATTAATGCGATGGTTACTTGGTTACTAGATACTTCATCAGAAAACCGAGTTGCACAACAACTTCGGATATTGAAAGAATTGGGAACGCCTATGGATGACATTAAATATATCAAATGTTTAATTGACGCAGTATTAGATGATATTGATTCAGATCATAAGGATGACATTATCAGTTCAGGATTACCTAATAAAGTAATTTATGGAAAATTAACTAAAAGAATTAAAGAATATTACCAAAATACTTTGCAAATTTGGTAAAGTTGTGTTATAATAAAAAAGGATTGTGGCGACGGCGATTGAAGATATACTTAGTGATAAAGTAATTTATCACTATATCTTTAATCGTCTTTTTTATTCTGATAAACATATCAGACATACGTTGATAGGGGGTTAGAATGCCCTACAACGCATGACAACTTAAATAATGACTACTAGTACTAAATCATAAAACTAATGCCAACCTACTGCTTCCGAGATACTAATACTCATGAAAGAACGGAAAAGTTCTTACGAATTGCAGAATTAGATCAATACAAAGAGGACAATCCACATTTAATACAAACTCCAGTGATCCTGAATGCCGTCGGGCAAATTGGTGGGATAAAGATGGATGACGGATTTAAGGATCTAATGAATAACATCAAGAGAAATACTCCGGGCAACTCTATGAATAGCTTTTAGGCGAGATTTATTAAATTTAATAATTATGACCATAGAATTGGATTTTTGGAATAACCAGCATTACGAAAGAATAGATATTGATGGGGTGCGGCATTATGACATATCTGGTCAATATTACCCATCAGTTACTAGTATAGTTGGGGAATTTGGTAAGGATAAATTAAACAAATGGAGGAAACGAGTAGGAGAAGTAGAAGCGCAACGAATATGTGATGTCGCTTCTGCCAACGGTACTTATATTCATCACTTAGCAGAACAATATCTATTGGGTAATCCAATAGATCATAAAGATTCTACTGGATTACAAAAGATGGTATTTGGTAAATTTAAAGAGTCTATCAATAAGATCTCTAAAGTACATTTGCTTGAACATACTTTATATTCGCATAAACTTAAATTGGCGGGAACTGTTGATTGTGTTGGCTATTACAATGGTGTATTGTCTGTGATTGACTTCAAGACAAGCAAAAAAGAAAAACCAATTGAATGGATTGAAAATTATTTTGTACAAACTTGTATCTATGCTATGTGCATTTATGAGATGTATGAAATATGGATTTCACAAATTGTATTATTGTTCGCATGTAGTGATCTTACCACACCAATTGTTGTAAAACAAATTGATCGCGAACTTATAGAGTTAACCAAAAAATATTATTATCATTATAAAAATAATCATGCTAAATAAAAAAGGAATAGATATGTTACTAACAGATACACTACTTATTGCGGACAAATTTAATAATATTATCGAATTTAATCGACATAAATTTGATAATTATCTAGAAACAATTCTCAATTATTGTATCGAGTATAATATGGAAATGATCCACGTTAAAAAATTATTGAATCCGCAGATTTTGTCCAAAATGACAGCAGAATGCGAATCGGATAATTTAATCACTAGAACATCAAATACAGTATCACTGTT